TGTGAGAGAGGGGGAGCCATTTTCCTGGGGCCTGGAAGAAGGAAAATTCGCAATGGGCCACATCCCGGAATGGGATGACAGCACGGCGCCCATCAGGGGTTTTTATTGCACCTGGACAGACAAGGACCTCTACCTACACGGGGAACGCATGAGCCTGCGCGCCGTGGAGGAAATCAAGTGCCGCACCAAGTCCCGGAACAAGAAAGGGGAAATTGTGGGGCCCTGGAAGGATGACTTTAGCCAGATGGGCCTGAAAACAGTGATCAAGCGCGCCTCCAAGCAATGGGATTTGCCCTTGTATATCCAGCAAGCCATGAGCGTTTCCGACGAACAGGAATTTGGAAGCGAAATGCGGAATGTAACCCCGTCCAAGGATGAAAACGAGGAAATAGACCCCTTTAATCCGCCCAAACCGGAGGAAAAACAGCCTCCGGCATCGGAGGCATTACCGCCTCCAAATGATGATACCGATGATTTTTTTGGAAGTCTGAAGGAGCAGGAACGTGAGTATGTGCCAGCCAATAGAGAGGACTACTAAAGTTATGTTAAACCTTGAAAATATAGTTATTTACGAGGACGTTCCACAACGGAGCGACCTATGGTTTAAATTGCGTTCCGGTCATCTGACCGCCAGCAACTTTGACCGACTGATCACTCCCAAAACCGGGAAGCCGTCAGCCCAGCAGGATGATTTAATCATCGAACTGTGCTGCTCCTGTCTGCGTCCGGATGAAATAACCTTTGAAGGCAATTTTCACACGGATCGCGGGGAAGCCCTGGAACCGGAAGCCCGCGAGCTTTTCGCGACCTTGACCGGCAAAGCGGTAAAAGAAGTTGGATTTATCCGCCGCAAAACGGCCCCTATCGGGTGCAGCCCTGACGGACTTGTTTTTGAAAATCTGGAAGACGGGCTTGATCTTGTGATAGCTGGACTTGAGATCAAGTGCCCTCTCTCCAAGCATCATGCCCGGTATCTGCTGGACGGCGTGCTGCCGGACAAATACAAGCCGCAGGTGCACGGCTCCATGGCTGTGACTGGCTTGCGGGCGTGGTATTTCCTTTCCTACTGCCCCGGACTGCGCCCGTTTTTGGTCAAAGTGAAATGGGACGAGTACACCGACCGCATTAAGGCGGCTCTGGACGAATTCGGCCCAAAATACCTTGACGCTTACACTCGGATCATGCCGGCAATCCGCCCGGCCGTAGAAGGGAGGGCGGCATGAGAGCCAGGGCAAGAGCTATCCATCGGCCCGGCGTGATGAACAAGACGGAAGCCGCCTATGGCTTTTACCTGTCTGACCTCCAAAACAAGGGGGAAATACGGGAATTTAAGTTTGAAGCCGTCAAACTGATCTTGGGGAACCGCTGCTCATACACGCCGGATTTCATGGTTGTCCGCCCAGACGGCACTCTTGAATTCCACGAAGTGAAAGGCTTTTGGCGCGACGACGCCAGGGTAAAAATCAAGACCGCCGCCGACAAGTTCCCCTTTGTTTTTATCGCTGCCAAGCAGACAAAAACGGGTTGGGAAATCGAAACAATCCAGGAAGGAGAAAATTGAAATGAATAGATTTAAGAAAACATATAGAGAATGCCTTTGCTTAGTATCATCAGGAGGTTTTGTCGCAGGATGTATTTATCCGATCGTTGGTTGGAATAATGGTCTACATGTTATTACAGAAGATAAAAACGGTGAACCATTGGATTATTTGCTTCATAACGGGGGCGGTGATCCTGTTGAAAACGAATATGGGATAACAGGCGATCTTGCGGCGGTAGATGATAGATTCTACGAAGAACAAGGGAACTTAATATTCCGAACTTTGGTTGACGGTAAAATTGACACATATCCGTGGGAGCTTGAACAGAAGGGAGGGGCGGAACAATGAAAAGGACATACGATGTCATTGTTTGGATTGCCACTATAAATAGAGAAACGCACCTAATTGAACCGAAAGATGTTTTAATTGCTCACGGTTTGAGAACAAAGCGTTCCGCCCGGAAATACATTGAATTTTACAAGGAAGAATACGACCAGAAAGAAAATATGTATGAAATCCTCGTGTCAGATGGAAAGGAGGCCAGCAATGATTAACATCCTCGCATCCGTCAGGCGGCCTTTCTCCGGGCAAATTTTGTCCGGGGAAAAAACGTGGGAACTGCGGAAATCTTTTCCGTATAAATATTATTACGAAAAACTAATTGTTTGGCTTTATGAGTCAAGGAAAGGAGGGGAGAGAGCAATAATCGGCAAATGCGTGCTCCGCACTATCTGGGACATACGGGAAGACATAAGCTATTGCTTTACCCGTGAAATACTCGAAAAAGCGTGTGTCACATATGATTTATTAAAATCTTACGCTCCTAATTATGTATGGGAATTTTCCAGTCCTGTTTCTTTGCCTTCTCCTGTGCCGCTCTCGGCCATCGGCATGACCCGTCCGCCGCAAAGCTGGCAGTACCTCACTGACGAGCAAGCGGCGATACTGGAAAGGAGGCTCGCATGAAGACCTGTATTAACTGTATCTATAGGGACCAAAAGGATGGATGTTGCTGGGGAGCGACATCCATCCTGTATTCGGAAGAGGTGGATGAAACTACAAAAGCTTGTGAAGATTTTGAACCAGAAGAGGAGGCCGAAGATGAAGAAAACGCCTGAACAGAAAGCGTTTCGCGAGTACGGAAAAGCATTAGGGAGGCTGGAAGAATTCAGGAGGAATCACCAGGACCAATTCTGTGTTCAAAGTCAAATAATGCGCCATTTTTGGAGGGAAGCCCATGTGTGTTGCGGTCAAAAAGAAATCACAAACAAGCACGTCAAACTGATCCGTGACGCGTGGCAGAAGCGGGCCGCGTGCAAGGCGTGGAATCCACCGGACGGACGGGATTGCCCTAACTGTTTTTACAGTAGCAACCGTCGCTGCAAGCTGCCTTGTTCGCAGTGCTGGGGACACTGTCTATGGGAGCCGAGAAAGGAGGGGAAATGAACACTAGAGCACCACGGAAAAGGGCTCTGGCCCGGTATATCGGAGGGAAAAACAGAATTGCCCCCTGGATTATCAGCTTTTTCCCTCCCCATAAAATCTACGTTGAACCGTTCGGAGGTTCCGGGGCTGTGTTGCTTAATAAACAGCCCGCCTGGATGGAGATCTACAACGACCTTTATGACCGAGTGGTTAATTTCTTTGAGGTCTTGCGGGACCCGGAAAAATCCGCCCGGCTGGCCAGTCTGCTGGAATTGACACCCTACGCTCAAACGGCCTATGCCCGGTCTTTTGAAATCGCGGAAGATCAAGTCGAAGATGCTCTCCGTTTTGCCATCAACTCCATGATGTCCTACGGCGGAGGTATTCACAAGCCGGGGTTCAAGCGCAACGGCTTACTTCGCACAACCCCTTATCCTCAAACGTGGCGGGAATATCCGGCCGTAGTGCGAGAATGCGCGGCCGAACTCCGGAACCGAAATATCGAAATCAACAAAATGGACGCCCTGCAGGTCATGGCCCGGTACGATACGCCGGACACGCTGCATTACGTGGATCCTCCCTATGTGCAATCTACCCGAGGCAACCGTGTGAGGTACGCGCATGAGTACGACCAAGAGGACCATGAGCGGCTTCTTGTCTTTTTGAAGACGCTGAAAGGCAAGGTTGTCCTGTCCGGCTACGATTCCGAGCTTTATGCCCGGCATCTGGCCGGGTGGCGGAAGGAATGCAAGGTCTCCCACGACACGCAAGGCGGGGAGAAAATCGAATGCCTGTGGCTTAACTACAACCCCCAACTGACGCTTTTTTGATTATGGCGCGTAAACCAACATCTTTAATCCCGCGGACGCACCGGGAATTATGCGAAATTGCTGAACGCTGGCTCATGGGCTCTGCCCGTTGCCGGGTGGCGATCGCGGAACCGAACTGCATCGTTACGGACGAGCAGCCCGACGCTATAGGTTTCAAGGGATCGTATAGCATCCTCGTTGAGGCTAAAACCAGCCGGGCGGATTTTTTGGCAGACCTCAAAAAGCCGTTCCGCCTCCGTCCTCAAAAGGGTATGGGGTATTGCCGATACTACATCTGTGAGCCGGGGATCATCACAGAAGATGACCTGCCGGAACGGTGGGGATTACTGTATGTCCTCCCTGGCGGACGGGTTCGGATAGTTCGGTACAGCAGACATTTCCGTGAGGCAAACTACGCCGCTGAAAGGAGCCTTTTGACCGCATGCCTGTACATCCAGAAGCCGCTAAAAATCAATACTGTTCAAGGCAGGAAAATACAGCTCTCACCTGCATTTGGCGCAGAAGCAAAAGAGAAGGAGGGGATATAGTATATATGGCCGGAGACTGGATAAAGGTTGAAAAAGAACTGCACGATAAACCGGAAGTGCGCCGCATGGCCCGCGCTCTCCGTTTGTCACGTTTCGACATTGTAGGACGCTTGGTTTCTGTATGGTCCTGGGCTGATTCTCATTCTTTCACGGGTTCCGGGATGGACATCTCGGAAGAAGACATTGACGACATTGCGGACCTGATCGGGTTCGCCGATGCGCTTCGCCAAGTGGGCTGGCTCAAGGGACGCGCTGCCTCCCTTGAGTTCCCCAACTTTGGACGGCACAACGGCCAATCCGCGAAACGCCGCGCAATGGAAGCAGAAAGAAAGCGCCTGGAAAGAATGGGTTGTAGCGACGATGCGGACAAACGTCCGCAAAGGAAGCGGACAAAATGCGGACAAAATGCGGACCAGAGAAGAGAAGAGAAGAATTTATCCCCCTTTCTTCCCCCTCCGTGTACCGTGGAGGAAGTCGAAGCCCATTTGCGGGCCGCGGCTTTTGCGGGCAGGGTTCGGTTAGCTCCTGACCAGATTCCGGATTGTGCAACAGCATACATCTCCAAACGGGATTTGACGGATTGGAAACGCGGAGAAATTCCCATCACCGCGGCCAAATGGAAATCTGACTCCATCAATTTTGCCGTCAGTTATTCCGCCAACCATCCCGCACAGCCGGGAACAGATAAAGACCCATATTCAAACCTTGAAGAACTTTAACAATCAACCTATTTCAAAACATGATCGACTCTCAAACACTTATTGACGCTGAAAAACTGGTGCTTTCCCAGGCTATGGACGGCACCCAGGCATTTACGGACTTCCGGGACAAAGGCATTTCCCGGCAGACATTCAGCCTCCCGGCACATCAACAGATTTGGTCTGCCTTGGAAACCATTGCCAAGACAGGGGGCACCGTGGATGCCCTGACCGTCATTGCTCACCTGGAGACTCAAGGCCAGCTTGACGCCGTAGGAGGGCACGCCGGGGTGGTAGAGATTGCCACCTATGGAGCCCTTGCCCGCTACAAGACGGACGCTGCGCTGGAAATGGTCACGGAAGCCGCAAAAAGACGTTCTCTGCTCGCTTTTGCGTCCCGGATTGCGGAATGTGCCGGAGACCAGCTCAAAAGTGCGGAAGAGACATTGGATGAAGTTGAACGCGATATGTCCTCCCTGCGGGACAAATGCGGCGTCAAGCAAACCGAAACCATCCGCGGAGCGGTGGGCTCCATCATCGAAAACCTGCAATGGCGCATGAAGAACCCCGGCGCCATCAAGGGGCTGTCTTCCGGGTTCCGCCGTCTGAATCTGACCCTGGACGGGTTGCAGCCCGGCGCCATGATTGTGATCGCCGCCCGGCCCGGCGTCGGGAAAACCGCTGCCCTTGTCAACATCCTGACCAACATCTGCCTGGAAGGAACCCCCGTGGGGATGTTCAGCCTGGAAATGCCGAAAGCCCAGCTTTTGGAACGCATCCTTTACGGCATGGCTGGCATCAACTCCGATGACATCCGCCGAGGCAAGCCGATGACGGTCGGACAGCAGCAGAATTTCACGGCTGCCGTGCGGAAAATCACGGACGCCCCGCTGCACATCGACGATGAAAGTGCCCTGACCATCGAAAAAATCAAGGCCCGCGGGCGCCGGATGGTAAGGGAACACGGTGTCAAGTGCATCGGGGTAGACTACTTGCAGCTTGTGCGCTCCACGTCCCAGCAGGCCCGCGGGAGCCGGGAGCGGGAAGTCTCTGAAATCTCGGCCGGCCTCAAGGCTATGGCAAAAGAGTTGAATATTCCCGTCCTGGTGCTGGCCCAGCTCAACCGCGACGTGGAAAAGCGTCAAGGCAAGTCCCAGGGAAAGCCGGTTGTTTCCGACCTGCGCGACTCCGGATCCATTGAACAGGACGCGGACCAGATCATCATGATTCACCGGCCCGGAATGTATAATCCGGACAAGCACGCGCCCACAGAAGCGCAGTGGATTATTGGCAAAAACCGCTTTGGGCGTATGGGGCATATCCCGTTCAAGTGGACGGCCGAGTTGACGAAATACGAAGAAGAATCTACCACCAACAACAAATGAGACCCCCCAAACCATCCCTGCGAAAGAATAAGCCAACGCGGCACGGAAAGCCCGGCTCCTATAAGCTCCGGCTGACGCTCTTGGTAGACCCCAAAAAGAACGGTAAACTTGTCGAGCTGGGGCTTGGCACCAGCAACAAGCATGAGGCGGAACAACGGGCTGCTGGCATCATTACAGCCCTTGAGGCTGCTTTCCTCTACCGTCGCCCCGCTGTCCGCATTTTGGAGCACCACGTAGCCCAATTTGCCAAGGTTGAAAGACGCCCCTTCAATCATCCAGAATTGCCCCTATGGTAACGCCCCTGGAAAAGTTCCTGGCAAAACATCCCGCCCCCTCCGGCATGGACTCAAAGGAGTGGTCGGCTTTGTCGGTTGTAGCGTGCGAGGATAAGTTCTTTTCTTCAAAACAGGAAAACAAGCGGCTGCTGGGGCGCCTTTACATGCTGATCAAAGACTATCTTTCCGGAGAGAAGGAAATCCTCCCCAACGGCGAAACGGCTATCAAGGTAGGGAGTGCCGCGGACTTTTCCAACCAGGCGCTTCAATGGCTCCAAACCGAGGGGCTTGTTTCTCCGGACGCCGAAGGCCCGAAGTACCATAACGACATTAAAAACATCGGAGCTCTGGCCCGCCTGAAGCTCATTTTCAAAACCAACGTCCGGCAAAACATTGGAGCGGCCCAGTGGGAAGCATCCATGAAGCCGGCCAATCTCAAGGCATGGCCAGCTTTCCGGTTCATCCGCATCCCGGGAGCCAAGACAAAGCGGCTTGTCCATGTCATCAATGAGGACGCCGTCCGGCTCAAAACCGACTTTACTTTTTGGGCGGACGAAATGAACGCTGCCAGCCTGGGAGGCTTTGAAGTTCCCTGGCCGCCGTTCGGTTTCAACTCCTACATGGACCAGGAGCCCGTGAGCCGCGCGGAATGTGAACGGCTGGGACTACTCAAGCCCGGAGAGCCGTTGAAGCGTCCACGGGGCGCGGAACGCTTCGGGATTGACCTGATTGAAAGGTACGGGTACGGCAAGAAGGCCAGCACGGCCAAACTCCCTGAAGCACTCAAGACGAAGCTGAAGAAGGTTTATGAAGACCGCTGGGGGGTCAAGCAGGACAAACCTGACGAGGTTGTCTTTCCCGCGCAGGAGGTGGCCGAGCATGCCAGGAAGATGGCGGAGAAAGTCATCAAGGTGGCAGGGTGGGAGGAAATCAACAAAGAGCATGCGAAATGAAGAAGGAGAAGACAGGAAAGACCGAGAAGAGAGAACCCGGGCGCCCGTCCAGGTACAGCGCCGCCCTGGCGGAACGCATCTGTGACCATATACGGTGCGGGGACAGTCTCCGAAAGGCTGCTGAAAAGGAGGGCGTCCCTAATCCTTCCGTCATGAGATGGGTACACGAGAACAAGGCGTTTTCGGAGCAGTACGCGCGCGCGTGCGAAGAACGGCTTGCCGCCCTGGAAGACAAGTTGCTTGACCTTGTGGAGAAGGGGCATGAAGTGGCCCCCTGTGCCGAAATAGGGGGAACCATGCTGCAAGCGGTCAAACTGGAAATAGACACGCTCAAATGGATGCTTGCCAAGCTGATGCCCAAGAGATACGGAGACCGCGCGGCGCTGGCCCTGGAAGGTGGAGACACGCCCGTTAAATTGGCTCACACTCTGCCCGCGGAAGCAGTCGCACCGTTGGCGGCAGCCCTGAAAGAAATATGGTCAGAAGAGGAAGAAAGCTAGGGCCCCCTGTCAGGCCGGAAGACTCCCCCGTCATCTTTGCCGCCGTGGTGCTCGGGGAAACGAGCCTGTACAAATGGCAGATGCTGGCCCTTGAACGTGCTGCCCGCGGCAAGCGTATTGCCCTGCGTGCAGCCAACGGATCCGGCAAGACGGACAAGGTAATCGGCATCCTGGCCTTGTGGTTCCTGTGGCGCTACCCCCGCGGGCGCATGCCGATTACGTCCGGCTCATGGCGCCAGGTGAAGAACCAGCTCTGGCCTGCCTTGGAACGGCACCGGAACAACCCGTCCCTTGCGGGCTGGAAATGGCTCAAGAATTGCCGCGTGGAAACTCCGGAAGGAGGATTCGTTGAAGGCTTTTCCACCAACCACGCCGGCAAGGCGGAAGGCTGGCACGGGCGCGTGACGGACGAATTCAAGGATGAACGAAAGGAGCAGGAAGAGGAAGACCCCCGCAGCGAGAAGAAAGCCCGCCTGTTTGACGCTGATGAGTTCACCGGGGATGACCCTTCTTCCCCCGTGTTTTTCGTCGTGGACGAAGCAAAGACGGTGCCGGATGAAATCTTTGACGCCATTGAACGCTGTACGCTTCAGTTCTGCGTCTACCTCTCTTCCCCCGGCAAACCCTCCGGCCAGTTCTACCGCTGCTTTCACGAGGAAAAAGACCTCTTCTGCCCGATGGTGGTGACAGCCTTTGACTGCCCCCATATCTCCCAGGAGCGCATTGACCGCATTCTGGCCCGCGTAGGAGGGAATGAAGAAGATTCCTACTACCGTTCCGTTGTGCTGGCGGAGTTCACGCAGGAGGGGGACTTGTACATCATTGACCCTGGCAAGCTGGAATATGGTCAGCGGCAGCCCTACGAGCCCCGCAGGGGGCGCCCCGTGGCTTTCCTGGACATTGCTGCGGGCGGTGATGAAACCGTCCTTGCCATCTGCGACGGGAACGAAGCTTGGATCGAGTACGCGGAACGTCAGCGGGACACGGTGCAGAGTGTCCGCAAGTGCATTGCCACACTCAAAGGGCTGGGCATTGCGGATTGTGATTTATGGGTGGACGCTCCGGGCATGGGCCTTGCCGTGATCAGCGACTTCAACGAGTTGGACTGGTACCCTAATGAGTTCTTCGGGAACAACCCTCCGGAAGACCGGGACCGCTACATCAACCTTGCCGCGGAATGCTGGAATGATGCCGGCCTTGAACTCATGACGGGCCGGGTGCATATCAAGTCCAAGCAGCCGGACAAGACGCTTTATACGCAGTTGACGACCCGCAAGAAGGAATTCACGGACGACTCCAAGATACGGAATGAAAAGAAGGACAAGATGAAGGCCCGTAACCTGTCTTCCCCCGACCGGGCGGACGCCTTGCTTGGAGCTATATGGGCTTCCATCCGCGGGGCAGCCGGCGTCTGGACCGGGGAAGGCAACAAGCCCATTGTCGGCAAGAGTCAGCACGCTGTCAGGCACACCGGGAAATTCTGTCCCATCTAAGGCTGTCCGTAGCCCATTTTGACGTTGTTGCCGCCTGCCTCCCATTGGGGCGATAATGCGTGCATGAGGCAAGCGGCCAAACATGATTTGCACACAACCGAGGGACTGGCACAGGTGCAGCACCTGCGCTTTGTGCTGTCCTCCGGCGAGGTAGACACGCAGTTCAACGGCATGACCATCCGGGGCGGCGTCCTGGATGACGGCATCCGGGATATGCCCGGTTCCGAGATCATTGACGGGAGATGCGCCTTGCAGCTTCCCCGGCTCGCGGCTGGCTGCCATCGGTATGATGTCCTTGTCTCCGGCGACGGGACAGACAACCCCCTGCTTGCGGGCGTCATTCATGTGGCTCCCCGCCTCACTCCCGTGGACGTGGATAACAACGCCCCCGCGGACTATCTCGACATCGTGATTCCGGAGGATGAAGGCGGCACCATTACCGTTATTTCCGAGTCTCCCGCATGGGTAGACGATGCCGTCGAGAAATCCCTTCAGGAGCGCGGCATGTACGTGACCCCCGTGGATGGTGAAACCGTCTTGACCATGTCGGCGGGTACCAGTACGCGGGATTTCAACTATTTCACCTTTGCCCTCAATTCTACCTACGTATCCGGGCATCTGGCCGCCTCCTACAGGCTCAACAAGATCGCCTTGCAGACTCCGGCCAGCGAGGCCAACGGTACACGCTGGATGGCGCGTTTGTGCAGGTACTCCGCGGGGCTGGCCCTGCCGCTGGAAGTGCTCGGCACCAGCACGGCAACGGCGTCCTGGACCTCTATCAATGCGAGCACAATGGAATGCCATTGGAATTTTGATGGAATCGCCGTTTCTGCGGCGGACCGACTCATTTTAGAAGTGTATGCCGTGGATAGCTCCGGAACGACCGTCAGCAAGGCCCTGATTGCTTACGGGGCCGCCGCTTCACACGGAGGAACGGAAGGGGTGCTGATTGCTTCCGGCGACAAGCTGGCATGGCGCAACTACTCCCGACTTGCCTTGTCCATGTCCGTTGCCTATGACGCCGGCGTCAGCGTTGGGGGAATTGAATTGGCCTCCCGCAGACACTTTGACGCCCTGGCCGCCAATGTGGCGGAGACCGGGAAGCAGATTGCCGATAATGCGGACGCCGCCCAGCAGGCCAGGGAAGAAGCCGAGCAGATTGCCAGCGGCATGACCTTGACCACCGGAATGATTACCACTGGCGTCCCCGGCAGCCAAGCCACGGCAGAACTCAAGCCGGGCAGTACGGCGGGCTCCTACACCCTCGACATGACCATACCGCGCGGGGACGTGGGAACCGTGGACACAGCCCAGGCTTACACCTGGACACAGCCCCAAACCTATGACGCCATGATCAACGCCAATGGCGGCATCAATATCCCGCTGGCTGCCGGGGCGCAGACGGATACCGCAGCCGTCAGCCGGGCTTATGCCCTGGGGATGGCCCATGCGGCCATGATGCACCAGACGCGCACCTACTGGGTCACATCCTCCTGCACGGCTACTAATGGGGTGGCAATCAATCATATTGCGCCGGGATGTTATTGTGAGGCCATCTTGGCAGCCAATATCCGGACATCCGTCACACTGCCATCTGCCGGTGCGCTCGGAGGAGGAAATTATAGCAAGATAGCGGGGTATTCCCTTCCCGTTAAATTTAGTGGGGGGTCCGAGGGGAGCGCATTTAAAATTTCCATGATTATTGGCGGGTCTGGACAATTTGAAGAATATCCGGATGCGGGCATAGATGATTTCCGGCTCCGCCCTGTGGTCGGCAGTGCGGCGGATATAACGCGGCTGGTTGATGTGACTCTCTATTACGATAATGGCTACAAGGCTCGCGTGCGTGAGCTGATTGGCATCGGTAGTCCCAAGAGATATGTGGTACGGACGACGTTATCCAATCTGGACTACAACAGCAATACCAATCCATGCTCAGCCACCTATCGAGTTGTCATTGCTCAATCCGAAATTGGTCATGGAGACGCCTTGGCCGCCGGAGTCTGGATGGTAATGGGAGGGCTGTCTAATGATACGATTATCAAGCTGGCAGACATCAGGTGCTGGGATACCTATCATGTGCTCTATGCCCCTGTTATTTATCTTGACGCACAGGCGGGTCTCTATGGGGGGGTAATCAGCGCAGAGTCTCCAACAATCATTAACGGTGTAGGTGGTAATACCTATGTGCGTTTCGGATTGGAACCCTACCAGCGCAGCTGGATCACCAGCGCGACGGAGGAGCCATATACCGAACAACCGACGGAATTATGAATAACGCAGAAATACAGATATATTTTCCCCTGCCGGGGCAATGGAACAAATTCACATTGACGGCCATTTACCAGGATGCGGACAGCTACGCCCACACGGACCGCTACACGCAAGACGACATTCCCGCCAATCAGGCCCCGGCCATGTCTTCCGTGGTGGCCGCGCTGGTAGGGCTGGCGGCTCCTTGGCAAGCCTCCCAGGTGTGGGCGCGGCTGGGGCATGTAACCGCTCTTGCACCGGATGAACCATTTGACCCCGCGGAGGTGGAGATTGAGGCCGTAGAGCTAACCATCGAGGCCATTAATCCCCAAGGAGGGCGGCGGACGTTCACGACCGCAGACTACCCGGAATTCACGCTGACAACTCTTCCAGTCGTCGCATTTTTCAAACACTTCACCACCAATAAATAACAAATATGAACGTAAATAAAAACGACATCGAAAAGGCCCAGCAGGCGGCATCTGCCCGCTGGGGGAATTGGGTCAAGTACGTCATCGGCGCCATCATCGGCGCTCTGGCCGCTGCTGGCTACATCACCGTAACCGGCTGCGGGCATAACGTGGACATTACCCCGGACCGAACGGAGGTATGCAAGGACGGATCCTGTCTTGTCATTGAGCAGGGGCATATCTCCTATTCCCAGGCGCAGTCCAAAACGGAGGTGCCGCCCGTCGTGCAGGTAATTCCCACCAAGAAATAAACCGTGAACAGTTTGGGCATGTTGATCACGATCGGGGCATCGTTGGCTGCCTCAAGCGGCGTCCTTACGTCTATTGACCCTGCTTTATCCGACGTGGCGGGTATGGGTAGTTTGGGGGTCATGGGCTGGGTTGTCACGATGGTGCTCAAAATGCGCCGTGAGGACCAGCAGCGCCATCAGGATCAGATGGAGAAAAAGGATGCCAAGATTGACGCCCTGATGACTCAACTGATCAACAAGTGCCCAAGCTGCGAGCTGGCGAAAGCCGCAAACAAATCCCTCATTGACGAGGATTAAACAACAACACGAACAAGTTATGAATAACACTGAAAGAAACATGGCTGCGGCCATTCTCCGATTTGAAGATGCCCGCGTAACCGGGCCGGATTCCCTGCGCGTTTCCCGCCTTCCCGCCGCGGACAAGGGCGGCAAATGGGAGATTTGCGGCATTTGCGACGGCATTGAACCCGCGGTATTCAACCGCCTGAAAGCCCTGCTTGACGCCGGGAACCGGGAAGAAGCCTGGGAAGGATGCCTGCAATACGTGCTGGACAACACCTCCGCCGTACGCTCCTGGATGGGCTCTGACTCCCATCCGGCCACGGAATTCATCCTGCGCGACCATTACTTCAATTCCGGTAGCAGAAATACCGGAAAAATCCTTCAACGCGCCCTTAACGACTACGGGGCCTCCCTCACGGTAGACGGCATTCCCGGAAAACAGACCCGGCAGACATTGCAGGCCGTTCTTGCCCGATCCGGAGAGGCGGAATTCATCGCCAGCCTCAACGAGCAGCGCAAGGCGTTTTACCGCTCCTGCAAGCAGTTCCCCGTCTTCGGGCGCGGCTGGCTGCGCCGCTGTGACGACGCCTTCAGCTTTGCCCGTTCCATCGTTTAACCCTTATCCCTTTTTCCGTCCATGGCATTATTTCCAAGACTCCGCGGCAAGGTGAGAGATGCGGTTCAGATACTGGTTTCTCCGTTTGCCGACAACAAATTCAAGCACTGGCCAGCCTCCGAGCTTGACCCGAAAGCCCTGAAGGCATTGAAAGACTCCATTGCTTCCGGGCAGTTGGACCGGCAGGAGCAGCTCTTCATGGCTATGCTGGAAAAATGGCCGCGCCTCCGCAAGAACCTTGGAGAAATGGCAAGCGCCGTTGCCCGCATGGAGTGGACAGTCATGCCCTGGACGGAAAAGGGACAGAAGCCGACGCCGGAAGCGCAGGAAATGGCAGAACTCGTCGAATCCGCCTTCTGGCGTTCCGAGCCGGAACCGGACACGGTAGAACAGGGGGCGGATGACCTGATCAAATCCCTGACCTACATGCTCACTTGCGGCAACACCGTTCATCAAATCAAATGGGCGGCGGATGATATTATCTACCCCCGCTGTTACGAGCCTCTTTCCGCTCAATTCTACGCATGGGAATACAACTGCGGGAAGAAAGACCGCCTGCTCCTTTTCCGCAATGGCCTGGAAAACGACCTGGAAGGGGAAGAGTTCCCCCCGGACAAGTTCCTGATTGGCCTGAACAAGACCGACGTATTTCATCCCATCTTTGGCGCCAAGCTCCGGTGTTTGGTGGGATGGTTCGGGGCTGCCTGCTACGGGCTGCCTTGGCTGATGACGTTCTGCGAACTCTTCGGCATCCCCTTCCGCACGGCCAAGGTCAGAGGAGACGAGAAGGCCAAGGCGGAGGCTGCGGAAATGCTGCAAAACCTCGGCTCCGGAGGCTGGGCCGTTTCCACGCAAAATTTAGAGTTTCAGCTCCACGACGCCGTGAAGGGAGCCAACGGGCTGCCCCAGGCGGATTTGATCAAACTGGCGGACGAGCAATGCGACAACCTGATACTGGGGCAAACTCTGACCAGCTCCAAGGGGGACGGAGGAGCTTATGCCCTCGGCAAGGTGCATGCCGGCATCCGCAAAGAGGTCATTGAGGATGTGGGGCAGGCCGTGGCGAACATCCTCAATTCCCAACTTATCCCGGCCATTATTCGCCTGAACTACGGGCACGTTCCTTCCCGGCTCCCTCAATTTGTCCCGTCCATCCGCGGCATTGACGCAGAAGCCCTGGAAACCGTTTCCAAGGCGGCGGAAGTGATGGACGTCGGGGAAGAATTTGCCCGTGCCATCGTCAAAATCCCCAAGCCCCGGGAAGGGGAAGCCGTCTTGAGGAAAGCCCCGTCCATCGGTTCCGCTCCGGGCCAGTACGGGGACACCATTGAAGCGGCGGCTGCCGAGGGAAAAAACTAGCTCCGCTCGCCCTGGCCGTCGAGTTGGAGCAGAACGCGGAAAAGGCCGCTGAAGACATCTTGCAGGCGTGGGCCGCTCCATGCGTGGCCTTTGTCCGGGAACTGATTGGCAAGGCTCAATCAGGGCTTTCTGACGACGAATTCCGGGCGGAACTGGGCGCCGTGCTGGACCGCCTCCCGGACATGGACCTCACTGATGATGATTTGCTGCAGGAGGCCCTGTGGAACGCCGGCGCGGAAGCCTACCGGAAGGGGTGGGAAATCAACCGGACGCAAGACGAGATATGAACCTGACGATTGACTTGAACGGCGTTGACCCGGTGATTGCCGAGGTGAAGAAAATAGCTGCCCCGGAAAGTCTGGCGGAAGCCAATGAACGCATGGGGGAAGGGGTGAAGAGCTGGCTCTCGTCCTGGTACAGGGAAAAGGCGGAATCCGGACACTTTGAAAACACGTCCCTGCCGACCCACGGCCTAGGCCGGAAAAAAACCGGATGGGCCAATGACATTGCCCGGAACTGGTTTGCCGAGACGACGGCGGACGGCGCCCGCGTCTACCTCACCGGGCAGGCGGGGGAGGGAAGCGGAGGGGACCGGCTGGACCTTGCACAATCCCTCTTGCTGAAAATCTACGGCGGCACGGTGACGGCCAAGCGGGCCCAGGCATTGACCATCCCCGTTATTCCGGAGGCGCACGGCGTGCGCGCCGGCGCTTACGCCTCCATGACGGGCCGCAAGCTCTTCACCCTGCGAAAAAGCATCCTCAACCTTCGCAACAGCATGACCGGCTCCGGAGTGGAACCGGGATACCTCTTTGAATCGGACGGCCACGGCGGCGTTCGGGCCGTCTACAAGCTCAAGAAATCACAGACCTTTTCACCATGGCCGGACGCTTTCCCGAATGTGGAAGAACTCACGGGCGTAGCGTTCAAACACTTCATGGACGCCATGCTTGACGACGGGGACGGTTCCGGAGACTGGATAGATTAACGGGGTTTTGTAGCCCATTTTGCCGCTATTGTCCCGCACCGTTTCCGTGCCTCATTATGGGGGCATGAGTACGCTTATAACGACTGTAGCCGACAACAACGGCAAGGCTCCCATGGCTATTCTTTGGGCGCCCAAGGGGGAGCACACGATCAAGTGCTCTCTCAACGGCCAGCCGGGAACGTGCGTGGTGCGGGTAACGCCTGACTGCATCCCCCGGCTGAATGCCGACCTGGAAGCCAAGCTATCCAGCAACGTCAAACCGGTTGGCCTCTATGATCATGAGATGGGCCCCGCCTCCTACAAGCCGGCGCGGTTTGTGTGGGATGAAGAAAAAGGCGTCGTGCTGGAACTGGAAGGATGGACGGAGAAGGGGGGAACGGACGTGGAAGGCGGCAATTACGGCTATCATAGCCCCCGCTTCCGGCGTGACAAGGGAACCGGGGAAATCCTCGGCCTGCTGCCGGAATCCATTGAGGTGGGCTCCCTGGTCAATGACCCCGCGTTTGACGACATTGAACGCATTGCAGCCAGCCGGACGGAGGGCGACGTAGCCCATTTTGACGACGTTGAAGACCCCGGCAAACCGGGCGACAATGGAGACCTTGAGAAGCCCATGGAGGGCCTCGACCAGCAAGACAACAATACAACCAACCGAGACATGGACATTACCAAACTCGTAGCCCTCGGCATTTTGACCGAGGAAGAAGCCAAGGCTGAAAATGCCGAGGCTATCGCGTTGGAGCGCATCAAGGCCCTGCAAGACAAAGGCAAGGCCAGCTCCGACGAATTGGAAGCAAGCAAGAAGGAACTGGCGAAATGCCAGGAAGAAATTGCCGCATCCAAGAAGCAGGCGAAGGAACGCGCCGCCCAGGACGTTGCCGACGCCATTGCCGCGGGCAAGATCGCCCCGAAGGATGAAGCCACCAAAGCCTTTTGGGAGCGCGCCCTGACGGAAGACTACGTTGCCGCCAGCAAGCAGCTCAACGCCCTGGCGAAAAACCCCGCGTTTGACGACGTGGAGGCCGGCAAGAAGGACGGAGGCAAGAAGGAATCCGTCACGGGAACCGCCGCCCTCCGCAACTCTTTTGAATCTGAACTCAACAACCTGAACAAGTAATATGCCTGATAAAGACTACATGACGCTTCTGGACGTCCTTCAGCAGGAAGGCCCCGGCTCCCTCAAGGTACTGGACGCCGTCCGCTCCCTTGGGCTGTCCTCTCCGGAAGTGACGGCGTTTCCCGTCACCAAGATTGACGGGACCAGCTACGAAATTACAACGGTTGCGGGTGTTCCCCGGATTGGCTACCGCCCCCCCAATGCAGGCGCCAAGAACCTGAACACCCGCCACACCAACAAGACCGTCAAATGCTACTACATTGACGGACCGATTGAAGTGGACAAGGCCATTGTGACGAGCTCCAAGAATGGAGCCAAGCTGCTGGCCAAGGAAACTAAGAATGTAACTGCCGGAGCTTTTGCTTCCGTAGCTCTGCAAACATGGTACCGCCTGAAGGAAGACGAAGACGTATTCCCTTGCGTGTCCGAACAGATGGGCGACTACATGACCATTTCCGCGGACCCGTCCAAGCGGGAGGACACGGAGGCCAATCGCGCCGACAACTCCGGAGCTTCCGCCTATCTGGTCATCCTGGGTGATGACTTCCTGCACTATGTATGGGGCAAGCAAATGACGCTTTCCCTGTCCCCCGTCAAGGAAGAGCGTGTGAGCAGGAAGACCAAGAACGAGGAAGAAGGGTCAATCACGGCCTACACCTCCCGCCTTGAAGGCTGGAACGGTATTGCCGTGGAATCTCCGTATGCCGTGGCCCGCATTAAGAACATTACTCCCGAACATCCGTTGACGGACGAGCTTGTAGCGGAAGCCAAGACCCTGTTCCCGTCTGCCATGCGCGGCATGATCTCCTACGTGGTCATGAATGGAATCGTAAAGCTGGGCCTGCAAAAGACTCGCCGCATTACTCCGGGTACTGGCAACGGTGCCACCAGCATGATCGCCACGGACCCCGATTCCGTTCAGAACATCAAGATTCTGGAAGTGGATTCCTTGCTCAATGACGAAAGTGAGGAAAGTGTGCGCGCCGCGTTCGCGGAAGACTACTTTAAGGCTTACCGCAGTTCCCTTGCCCTCAAGAACTAACCCGCACCCATAGAAAGGAGAAACACACCACATGATGAAAAACATGTACCGCAATGACGAAGCGCTCACTATCCGCCTGAACATGCCGGGAACCGGGAAAACGGTCACGTCTGACCCGATTCACATCGGCCAGAAGGGCGGCATTGACAGCGCCGTCATTTCCCTGACGCATGCAGCGCTCCCCGCACTGGCTGCCGGAAAGACGATGACCCTGACCGTCGAATCGTCTGAAGACGGCGCCGACTGGGAGGAACTGGACGCCCCGAAGCTGACCGCGACGGGCGCCGAGGGCAACGGCGCCGACTCCGGCGAAGTGCTTATGCGTATCCCGTTGGAGGCCGGCCCCTGGCTGCGCCTGAAAATCGTGGCTGAAACGTCCGCTGGCGACAACACGGCACAGAAAGCCGTTCTTGCCGTCAAGGTATAACCAAAATTGGATAATGGCCCTCGTCGAAATCACACCGGAAACGGTCAGCCGCTATTGCCAGGACAAGGAAATCAAATCCATTGCCAAGGACAAAATCAGCGACATTATCCGCGAGGTCTGCAACGACGTGGCGGCGGCGGTCAACTCCTGCCCCCGTAATGCCAGGATTGCACTGGATACCAGCTCCGTTCCCGCGGAGCTGGTATTCACCACCTGCATTCTAGTGCGGGATGCCGTCACCAGCTCCGTTCCGGGCTCCAACGAATCCCTTCAGGGGACGGCGCGGGCGGCTCAATACCAGGACGCCCGCGCGAAACTCCGCGCCGTGGCTGCCTGTGAAGTTGAGTTTGCCCCCTACGATGGAGACCAGCGCCGGGAAGTCATCTACGGAGGGCCAAAACACCAGGATTGGAGCAACCCCATATGAAGAAAGCCCTGAAGAAATCGCCCGTCATTGCATTTGCGGAAGTCCTCTACCAGCGGGCCGCGGAGATTTGCACCGCAGCCAACGACGGAGAAGACCCGGAAATCATCATTAAGGCGTGGGAAGGCTCTCTCGAAGAAGAAATCAAGAGAGTAACCGGCTCCCTGGAAACCGTCATCATCATGGAACGTCCGGAAATCGTGCCGGACAAGTTGAGCAAGGGCGGCAAGAACACGGCCAAATGGCATGTCACCGTTGAGAGCAACCCTCTTCTGGATGGCGACGGCTGGGACGCCGATGACCTTGCCGACATCATCCAGGCGGGCTTTCACAAATGGCGCCGCAATCATGCCCGGCTGATGATGACGGAGGTGATTGTAACCAGCTCCAAACCCGCTGCTCCGGCCAAAATCCTGAAAAAATCCATCGTTCTGACGATGGAAACAACCCTGATTATCAAACATGGCAACTAAAACCACCACCCCCGCGGCCCAGGAGGCCGCCCCTACTCCGGCGCCCCGCATCGTCAAATGCCGGGTTGTCGTCAACAAGCTGGAACTCCCTCACGGCATTGCCGCGCGGGGAAGAATCGTCCACATCCCTGAAGACGTGTTTGAACAGCACAAGAAAGACGGGAACGTGACCCTTATTGACTACGTAAGAAACTAAATATCATGTCAGAACTATACAACAAGGAAATGCTTGTCGGTACGTTTCTCGACTTGTGCCCGTTCGGAACGACGGTCACGAGCGGAGAAAGCACCGATACCGTTGACGAGCATTTCAAGCCGGCGAAGGATTCCGACGCCTGGATGGTCGCCAATGAAGTGATCGACTATAAAATCACGCCGACCACCGAAGACGACGCCCGCACGGTGTTTTCCCGCGATACGACCTCGTATGTGACGCGGAAGAACACCAAGGTGACGGGCAACACCATCGAAATCAACTCGACGGAAATCAACCCGGTCTGCTGGCAGGTCATCTATCAGTGCGACAAGCTGGAAGCCGGGAAGGAAGTGCAGCCTTTTTCCCGCAACATTTACGGGCAGAAGGTATGGGCGCGCCTCACCAAGTACCAGGAAGACAAGAAGGAAATTATGGTCCTGGAAGTGGCGGCGCTGCTCAAGGTGGAACTCCCCACGGAAAACAACAAGCTGCTCACGCCGAAACTGACGCTTGAGGTTATTCCTTCCTCCCTGAATTCCCTGACGCCCACCGAGGAAATCGCTTTCCCGGCTTCTGCCGGGGCATAACACGCGGGCCGCCCCTCTGGTTCTTTGCATGGGGAGGGGCGGCCCGTATTCCCTTTACCATTTTTGAGACATGGAAACGACTGTTTCTCCTTTTTCCGTTACTTTTGACGGGCGCCCCGTCGTCCGCGCCGGGGAATGCCTGCTCGATGCCCTGCCGGAACACGCTTTCCCGGTCCAGTTCGGCACCTCGGCAACTCCCATCATCAACAGTCCGTTTCCCCGCCTGGATGCCTTCGGGAACCTTTCCATGTCCTTCTCCATCTCCACCGTCCGGGAATGTGATTCCCACATGGACGCGTGGAGGAGCTTTTACGAATGGCTCCGCGACTGGAAGACGGCGGGGAAGGGAACCCTGGCATGGGCCGACTGCCTCGGTTCCCATGAGCAGCGGTTCGAGGCCGTCGTCACCGACGCGGAACCCAAAGTGACAGGGCTGTATTTCATCGTCTCCTACAACTTCACTCTTGGCAAACCCCTATGAAAACCCTTGACGTTTCCAGCAGCGAATTCCTGGACATCGCCGAAAGCCCCGCCTACAGCCGGCTTTCCTTCGGGGGCGCCTCCGTCTCCTTCCGCGTGCCCGTAGACCGCTTTTCCGAATGCCCCTACGAAGAGGGGGAAATAGTGAAAGTCGTCTGGCGCGGGAAAACCCTGCTCATTGGCCCGGTCATCAACCCGGAACACTCCCTGGACGGCACCTCCGAAAGCTGGGACATCAAAATTCATGACTACTGGTGGAATCTCGCCAACATCCAATATTTCAGCGATGGGCGCTCCCGCGGAATCTTTGCCTCATATCGATACGGCACCGATGGGAGCGAGGTCAAACAGGCCACGGCCAAAATCAAGGACGCCCTGTCCGGCATCCTGGACCACGCCATCAAAACGGCCCTGGTTCCCATCAGGTATGACCTTCGGATTGACGAGGACGCCGAACTGATACCCTTTGCCTACTCTTCCGAGACTTACGCCTCCCTGCTTATCCAGGTGCAGAAGTGGCGCCCCAATATGGCCGCGTGGTTTGAATACGGCTCTGACGACGCTGTCACGCTGGTCATCGCCGATCATGCCAACCTGCCGGACGTGGTGCTTGACCTGTCCGCCGTGGACGTGAGCACCCTTTCCCTCAAGGCGCGGCCCGACCTGGTGCCCCCTGCCGTAGGGCTGACCTGCAACGCCTCCATTGGCACCAATGTGCAGCGAGCCGTGGCCGTCTACCCTCCGGGGGCGTCCCTGTCCCAGCCTTATGTGGTCACTGCGGAGGTGGATGTGCCGGGCGGGCTCAATGTGTCGGATGCCTCCGGCCAGCACGAGCCCGTGGAAACTGGGACGCTGGGCTATGACGCTCCCCGGATGACCGTCAGGGGTGACAAATTCCCCGCGGCAAAAGCTCAATGGCTGGCCCGCGTCAAGCGCTGGGTGCCGGCCCTGGCGGACTGCGCCAACCTGGAAGTTGCCAACCTCCCGACAGTGGTACCTATCACGCCCGCGGACGCAGAGCACCGGGGCTATGACCGCAACGCCATTTCTCACGAGCTCATAGGCGGCCAAATCAACGGAAAGAACTCAAAAATCAAGTGGGGCAAGGTCAAGGTAGACGTTCGGCTGCGCGCCACGGATCCGCCCGCCACGGCCAAGCAGTATTTTCCGGAATTTGCCGGGCGCACGGACGGCGGCGACCGCTGGATAGGGCTGATCCCGTTTGAGGTGACGACGACCAACGTCGCCCATGCCCGGTACCTAATGGACGACAAGGGCACGGTGGAATACCTGGACAACGGCGACGGCCCGGTTGACCCCGGCAACCCGGGAGACGACGGGGACTACAATTCCGCGGCCCTGTACGTCAAATTTACGGAGAGTATCTACAAGGCGACCCGCATCATGCCCTATGACGGCTCCGCGACTGTGCACGACGACTTTGACCAGGTCTGCGGGGGGCGCCTCTCCATCACGGGAGGGCTGTGCGAGTGGGAAACCATGCGTTCCGTCATCCAGGAGATTACCCTCGACCTCAAGACGGGAGCGTCTGACGTGACGGTGGGGGCCGCGGAACAGCTTTCCCTTCAGGACTCCATTGACAAAAGCAAGCAGCTCGCCGATGCCCTCCGCAACACCTCCCAGGCGTCCGCCTCCACGTCTTCCGGCGACGGTTCCGCGGGCGGCGTGGGACCGGGCGGCGGGACCATCCCCAGCCCGGACATGGACGACAAAAAGCCGGAGCTCCCCAGCGTGGGGCCGTCCGTCAAGATCGGACAAGCCCAGGAGTCCCCGGCCATGGGGACAAGCGCCGTTGAAGTCGGCTTCCAGTGCCGGCTTGCCTACAACGACGCCGGAAGGGTGGATGAAGCCTACATTCGCCAGGGGAAGGCCATGTATGCCGGCAACTACATCGGGGGCATGCTGCCGGAGGGCGCCGGCTCCGGGGGCTGGGTGAAAAGCCCCACCACCTCCGGGGAAGTCTGGCTGAAGGTGCAGTTGGATAAAGACGCCAAATACATGGGTTCCTATCTTTCTGCGGTCGGCGGGGTTACCGATCCTGTGAAGCTGGGGGAAGAGGACCGCCAGACTCCTTATGAATATTTTTTCCACCTTGCCACCATCGACGGCAACAAGGTGGTGCAGCATCAGGCGGGGACGGTCTACTTGCAGATACACCCGGGAACCTTCGGCCCCTCCGGAAAGTCATGATCAGGATTTATATTTTTACGTATGCCGGAGATGCGAACGAGGCTATTGCCTGCGTCCGGTGCGCCAGAACGGCCCTTCCCGTGGCGTTGGTCACGGTAGTGGATGACAGCGCCGCCCCGGTGCCGGAAAACGTCAGGCGGGCCTTCCTGGCTTACGGGGCGCGGTACCGTCAGAGCAGCTTCCCCCGCAACGGCAACCTGCGCGGCCCGGAATGCGTCCGGGGGATTATTTCCACGCTGGCCGGGGGCGCCGCGGATGATGACATCGTCGTCAAGATTGACTCGGATACAGCTCTTTTGTCGGGCGGCTGGATTGAAAGCATGCCCGGTGCCGGCCTGGACTGGTATTCGTGCGGCTACGGTGTCCGGGAGGCCCACGGGCTTGCCTACGCCATGAGCGGACGGGCGGCCAGACTGGCGGACGCAGTCCTGCAGGAACGTGACTTGCTACCGCTGGCCCCGGAGGATTTGACGATTTCCCGGACCGTCTTTGACCTGTGCGGAGATGACCGCGTCCGGCTGGTGAGTCCGTGGACGCCCAGCAACCGGGCCGGGCGCTGGTCCTGGTGGAACTGGGACAGCGTCACAACGGACCCGGAGGACTACGCCCGCTCCTATGACGTGGTCAGCGTCGGCAACCCCCGGCCTCCCCACATTCCCCAATCCTCCCGCTGGGAGGTCATGCACGCCCTTTGCGACGCCCGCTTGAATCTCAACAACCAATAAATAAACGATATGTCAGACAAGGAACTAAACATCAACATCAGGACGACCGCCGACACCTCCGGAGCCGACCAGACTGCGGAAGCCATCAACAAGACCCGGGAAGCGGCCCAGGGAGCCGGAGAAAGCGCGGACGCCATTGACCAGGTAACTACTGCACTGAATAACGCCAAGACGGCTGCCAAAGAAACCGGCACCGCCATGAATGAGGGCATAGGGCCGGAACAGGAAAGAGCTTTGGAAAACGCCAGGACCAAACTTGACGAATACGCCGATGCGCTGACCGCTGCCGGTTCACGGATGAAGGCTGCCTTTGACGACAACCCCGGTTTGACTGGTTTCATTGACGAAGTAACCAACGGTGTTCTGACCTCTGAAGAGTTTCGGAAGAAACTGGAACAGGTGGATGACGTCTTTGAAGTCCTCAACGACAGGGCCTCCAACCTGGACCTTGGGGCGAAGTGGGGGGATGGCCTTGACGAAAACCTTCAGAAGATCATCGACGATTACAACAAGGAAATGGACGCCGCCGACAAGGCAGCGGACAAGGCCGAAGATGCGGAAGCCCGGAAGCAGAAAGCCGCCGCGGCTACGGTGGAACGTCTGGAAGCCGGGAACCGCCGCGCCTCTGCCACCTATGAGGAATTGCAGGCCGAACTTGAAGCCTACATTGCCAAGCTGGAAGAGGCCCGGAAGGCGGGGGACAACGTAGCCCAGGCGGACGCCCTGAAGAATATTCAGGATTTGGGAAGGCGCATCAAGACGGCAGGGGAAGCCGGAGAACTCACCACGACGCAGGTGAAGGGGATGGCCGGACAAATCACCATTGCGGCAACGCGCATCCTCGGCATGTCAAGTTCCCTGCGGGGGGCCATTCCATTCATTCATTTGTTCGGTACCACCATCAAGACGGCCATGGGGCCGCTTGGCTGGGCCATGCTGCTGATCCAGGGGCTTACCGCGGGCATCAGTGCTCTAATTGACCATTTCAAGGCCAAAAGCGATGAACTTGACAAGGCAGCCGAGAAGGCAAAGAGGAAGCATGATGAAATCAACCAGTATTTGAGGGATGCCGAAAAGGGCCGCCTTGCTCTTGTTCAGAAAACGAAACAGGAAGATGCGGCCAACGTCGTCAACCGGGAGTATGAACAGTACGTCAAAAACATTACGTACGAATATCAGCAGCAGACAAGGGAAATTGAGTATCAGCTTACCCTTCGCAAGATGGAGATTGCCGAAAAGCAGGGGGCGGACACTTGGAAAAACAAGATGGAACGTTTGGATGTAGAGGAACAATACCAGGATGGCAAAATCAGCAAGCACGAAAGAAAGTACAAGCTTTTACTTCTGGATCAGGAACTTGAAAGGATAACGGAGCGAGCCAAGATTCAAACCGCTCATGAGGAAGACCTTGCCTTAGCTGACAAACAAGGGGATGCCGAAGGGAAAAGAAATACAGCTTTAGGCGAAGCCTCACGGCTACAGGATGTGAAAATGAGTCTTCCTACTGTTGATGAAATGGCAGGGATTTTCAAGAAACAGAATGAAGTTCAAATGGAGGTACAATCATGGGATAAAAGAATAGAAGAGGTTGGAAAGAAGGTTTCTTTAGTAAAAGAGGCCATAGAGGGTATTCCCGATTTTTTACCAACGCCCGAAAAAATGGTAAAAGAAATGGAAAAACTTGAGAGAGAAAAGGAGAAATATTTAGAATCCAGGAAACGAGCACAAAATTCCCTCAATAATTCAGTGAACCATATTTCTAATATTCAAGAAAGACTGGAAGAAGAAGGCATATCGTTTCAACCTTCTTACGGTGTAGGCAAGGACGGGAAGCCTGTTACTAACGAACAAAGAACCGAAGAATATAAAACCTCCCTAAAAAAGGTTGAAGCCAGACAAAAAACAGCACTAGAGGAGGCAGGAAAACACCAAGAAGAATTAAATGATATTTTGAAAGAGCGTGTTATTATTCAAAAAGGAATGTTGCGTCTTGAAACAGAAGAAGCGAGAAATGAGCAAGTACGAAAGAAAGAAGATAGGGTAGGGGAAAAGGAATGGAAAAACGAAAAGAAGAAGGAAGAGGAAAAGGGACAGAAGAAGCTTGACCAGAAAAATGAACAGGAACTAAAGAAGCTTCAGCGGGAACAGCAGCAGGAAGCCAACAAGGCCATTAAAACCTTTGTGGAAGGCTTCACCATCAACGCTGGGAAGAGTGCCTCCCCCCGGCAAACCGCCATAGTTCACAAAGCTATTGACGGTATCAGAAAAGACATAGAACGCGCAGCGGCTGATGGGCATATTGACCCGGAAGAAATGCAGGATTTAGGCAAGCTTTTTGTGGGAAAACTGACGGAACTTGGAGTTGCATCAAGACAAGCTATCCAGGGTTTGAAACAGGAGTTCGACAGCAATATGGGGGCTGTTAATGCAGAAATCAAAGCCATTAAAAAGTGGGCCAACACCACGGAGAGACAGAAGCGGCCCGGTTGTGTTGTGAATGCTCCTTTCCGCAGATAACTTTTCCATTTAGTTTTTTTCTTGTTCATGATATGGTTACTTTATGGATGCTTCTATTGCTTTTATTGGTGTCATTTTGATTACCTCATTTGCGGTTTATTTAGCATGGAAAAAATCGAAGACTAGTTTAGGTAATGAAAAATATTCGTCGAATAAAATGGCAAGAAATGAAGAAAAGGAGGACCAAACCGAAATGAATAATTTCGCTGGATCAGAAAAAAGCCATGGAGAAAACCACTCTGCGGACGGTATATCTGGGGCATTCCGAGGTGTTGGCATCGTTTGCTTTGTACTGGCCGTAGTCGTTCCTCTTGTGCTTTTGGCTGGTGGGAGCGGTCAGACCATCTTTGCTGCTGCAATTTTCCTTGTCCTTGCCCTTTCCGGGTTAGGCTGGCTGGGTGTCGGGGTCATTATCCGTCTCTTAGAACGGATTGCCGAGAACACGGGGAGAAAGTAAGAAGAATGGAGCACGGGCGGTTGTCCGTAGGTTATCCGTACAACCCTTGAAAAATGGTTAAAAACGGGCAAGTACGGACAACCTATGCCGCTCATTTCTGTACAAAAATGTTAGTAAATACTAGGAAAGTTAAGAAACGTATAATGTTATAAAGTGATTTGGGAGCAGGATGTCGCAGGTTCGAATCCTGTCTTCCCGACCATTTT